CCGACCGTGATCCAACCGACCCCCCCTCGCGGGGGGTCGGCTGATCTCGTCCGTTCACTTGTCAAGCAATCGCTGACAACTCTCACCCGATCTCGAAAGGATCACCGCCATGAAAGTCACTATTCTCGTACCGAACCACGCGCGGCTCTCCGCGCAGGTGCATGAATTGCACCGCTCCATTACGGAGATTCACGAGGACCAGCGCCCAGTCACTGGGAGCCACCTCGCGATTCTGCAAACGCGGGTCGCCCTTCTCCGCCAGATTGAGGCGGTCCATGATTCATGGACAGGGCAATGGGAAGCGCGGCTCGCGCAGGCGGCAGCGCGTGTCGACGACAGTGCCACCCGCACGGACGAAATTGAGACCTTGATCGCCTCGATGCGGAACCCTGCAAATTGGACCACCCTGACCGCGAGCAGCGCAACCATCGCGCTCTCCGCGCTCAGGCAGTACGGGGTCAGTCGCGGCGAAATGCATCAATTCGTCTTTGAAAATGACGGGTCGATCGACGCTTGGGGTTGGGATCCCGACTGTGACTCTGAGTCGGAAATGACTTGGCGGGTGCGGATCCGCATCGCGAAGGGAGGTGCGGCATGAAACGGCAGACCGACCCCACTCTCCTCGATCTCATCGGAGGGGCGATCACAATGATCGCCCTATTCATCGTCCTTCTGTTCATCGCAATCTAACACTCTGTCACTTGTCTCAGTTGCAATCAGTTGCTACGCTCTACTAGCCGCAGGGGAATTACCCCCTGCCGCCTACCTCGAAAGGGTATTCAGTCATGGCTCACGAAATTCGCTCGAATGATCAAGTCGTCCTCGCTCGCACCTCCGCATGGCACGGGTTGGGGGTGGTCGTCGCCGACCAGTTCTCCCCCGCTGAGGCGCTTCGCCTTGGCAAACTCGACTGGACTGTCGAGGAGTCGACCGCACTCACCGCCACCTTTGTCGAGGTCGACGGTGGCGCCACGCGGAATGTTGTGGAGACGCACAAGACGCTGCGTCGATCCGATGACAAGTCGGTCCTCGCCACCGTTGGCGCGGGGTACACGGTGGTCCAGAACTCGACGCTGGCGGACATCGCCGCCGCGTTCAACTCGACGGGGCAAGTCAAGTGCGAGACGGCAGGCTCCCTGTTCGGGGGCTGCAAACTCTGGTTCCTGCTCGCAGGCGAGACGGTCGATGTCGGCAAGCGCGGCGACCTCGTCAACCGCTATGTGATGCTTCACAACGCGCACGATGGGACTGCCTCTCTGGGAGGCGACATCGTGACGGAGCGGGTCGTGTGCAACAACACCTTTATGGGCGCGCTCGCGGAGAGCGCTCGCAAGGGTGGATCGTTCTTCCGATTCCGCCACACCAAGGGTGTGACAATCCGTGTTGAGGACGCGAAGGATGCGCTCAAGGCGTATTCAGCGCAGGCTGCGAAGGACGACAGCGCCATGCAGGCGCTCGCGTCCAAGCGCATGACGATGGCTGAGATTCAGTCTCTCTGGACTGAGGTCTTGATCGCAATGGACGGACCGATCTCCCTGAACCCCAAGACGGAGCAGGAGTCGACCCGCCGCGCCAAGGCGATCGAGGAGTACGCGGAGATGTCTCGCGTGTTCGACAGTGAGTCGCGCCTCTTCGGCGCCACGGCTTGGGTCGCAGCCAACGCTGCAACCCACCTGATTCAGCACTCTCGCGGTCGCCTCAAGGGTGACGCGCGAGTCAGCGCCGACCTGTTCGGCTCCTACGCCGACGACAAGCGCATCGTGATGCGCGCAGCGTTGGCGACAATCTAACACCGCAAGAGCAGGGGGGGCATCCGCGTGGATGCCCCCCTTGTTCATTTACACAAAGGAATTGCAATGCCAGACAACTCTCCCGACTCCCGATGCACCAGTATCTCGCTACGGCGCGACACGAAGGCAACGCTCGACGCGCTGGCGGTCGCAGGGCGCCGCAGCCGAACGGCAACGGTGGAACTGCTCATCGACGCCTACCTGCGCGACAACCCCACCATTGCAGGTGTGGTCGAGAGCGCTCTGAAGCACTGAAAAAAATAGGCGCGATCAGATGGTCTGAACGCGCCCATGAAAGGAACACACGAGGAACTCTAGCATGGAATCAGGAATCTACACACTCAAGGACGCGGAATACTTTGCGCTCGACATCCCGTCGAGCAGCACCACCAAGGTCTTCCTGACAAGGACCAACGCTCACGCTGCTCACGAGCGTGAGAACCCCACCGACAGCGATGCATTCACACTGGGCGCGCTAGTTCACGCCCTCGTGCTGACGCCGCACACGGTCGACACCGACTTCATTCGTGTCGGGAAGGTCGATCGGCGCACGACCGCAGGGAAAGCCGAATGGGAGTCGGCGGTCAAGCGCGCAGCGCTGGCAAGCGCTCGCATCGTCAGCGACGACCAGTTCACGCTGGCGAGCGCGATGGCGAGCGCCGTGATGACCTTCCCCGCATGGGTCAGGTTGTCTGAGATGATCAGCCACCGCGAGGTTGCCATCATTGGCAACATTGGCGGAACGCCTAGCAAGTCGAAGGTGGACGGCGCAAGCGACGACTTCACTATCATCGTCGACCTGAAGACCTGCCAGTCAGCCGCGCCGCGTGAGTTTGCGCGCGCCTGCGCCCAGTTCCAATACGCCTATCAGGCGGCGTTCTACCGCGCCGTAGCGGGGTCCATCGGCAAGACGGTCAGGGATTTCGTGTTCGTCTGCGTGGAGAAGGAACCGCCGCATTGCGTTGCCGTGTATCGCCTCGCCGATCGAGCGATCGATGAGGCGGAGAAGTTGATCATCCCTGCCGTGCGCCGATGGGGACTCGTCAAGCAAGGTTCGACCGAAGGGTATCCGACATTCATTCAAGATCTCGACCTGCCCGAATGGGCTTACGAAAAGAAGGAAACACCATGAGCGACAACTCAATCATTCTCGATCAGGAGCGTATCGACCTCATCGCACGGACCATCGCCAAGGGCGCCACGCCAGACGAACTGGCACTGTTCGCGCAGATCTGCCAGAGGACGGGTCTCGACCCATTCGCTCGACAGATCTTCGCAATCAAGCGCTGGGACGCGCGAGAGAAGAGGGAGGTGATGCAGACGCAGGTCAGCATCGACGGCGCGCGACTGGTCGCGCAGCGGAGCGGTGAATACGCAGGACAAGACGGTCCGTTCTGGTGCGGGACAGACGGAGTTTGGCGGGATGTGTGGCTGAGCGCCACGCCGCCAACGGCTGCACGGGTCGGCGTGTTGCGTCGAGGCTTTGCCGCGCCGCTGTACGCGGTCGCCCTGTGGGCGGAGTATGCCCAGAAGAACAGGGACGGAGACGCCACGCCGATGTGGGCGCGCATGCCGACCGTGATGCTGGCGAAGTGCGCGGAAGCCTTGGCGCTTCGCAAAGCGTTCCCCGCCGAACTCAGCGGGGTCTACACGCCAGAGGAGATGGCGCAGGCTGACAGCCCAGAGCCTCGCGCTGCCTCTCTGGCGCCTCTCAGTGATCGGGCGAGGGCATTGAACGCCGCTGTCGTCGAGCGCCCCACGCAGGCGCTGCCTGCTCCTGTTGAGGAGCCGAACGAAGACCACCACACCTTCTATGTCGAGTCGATCGAGTCGACCAAGAACGCAGCGGGTGCGACAGTCTGGAAGATCACCAGCACGAGCGGCAAGACTTATGCCTGCCTCGATCAGATGATCATCGAGGACATCGGTATCGCCAAGGCTGCGGATCGCGCCATCACGGCGGAGGTGCAGAAGCGCGGCAAGAATCTGGTCATCCTCTCAGTGGAGGGCGTGACCGAATGAACGAACCAGATCTATTCGATCTGGCTAAAGCGGAGCGCCTGCGCGATCGAGGGATCGCGCAGGCGTCTTCGTCTAGGACAGATCTACTGGCGGAAGCAAAGCACATCGCAGTCGCGCTCTCTTGGTCAAAGAACGAAGTCACTTCAGACGATGTCGCTCGTGAGATGGCGCGTCGAGGACTTCACTACTCTGAACTGGGACCAGCCGCAGGCGCCATCTTTCGGCGCGGTTGGGAGTGGACGGGTCGCATGGTGAATTCGCATAGGGTTGCGAATCATGCGGCTGCGTTGAAGGTATGGCGACGAAAGGAAACACCATGAAAGACATCATCAGCGTAGTGCTCGCTGCAATCACCCTCGCGTGTTGCATGTTCACTCTGTACACGCTTCTCGCACCACTCATTAAAGAGGAGGAAAAGAATGACGAATCCTGACATCGTCGAAGTTATCAAAGCGCGTCTTGAGGGATGTCGCTGCCACCGATTTTCTACTGGCAATCGGTGCGGCGGATGCGAGCATGACGCTCGCTGCCTCGCCGAAATCGAGCGGATGCGCGAGGAAAACGAAGAGTGGAAGATTGAAGCAGATAGACTGGCTGACATGTTGGAAAATGAAGACAAGTTGATCCAACAGCGCGAACAGTTTCGGCGCGAGCGCGACGAGGCGCGGCGGCTTGCTTGCAGAGGACTGGCTCTCGAAACCTACCACGCTGCACAATTTATAGGAGCACCGTGCGCACTCACCGCCGACGAGATTGCGCTTGAGCGCGGCTGGGACTGTTTCAAGGAGAGAGCGGAGGTTGGCGCGTGAAATTTCTCATTGACGCAAATCGAAATCATGTTTCGGAACTCATGCTCCAGTACCCAACTTTGGTGCGCGGACAACTGCTGACTCCCCTAACGCGATTCACGAACGCAGAGGAGGGGGATTTTGCAATTGACAATGGAGCGTTTAGCGGATTCCGACACAAGGATTTCTCCGCGTTGCTCGCTCGCGAAGAAAAAAATAAATCGCGATGCCTGTTCGTCGCGGTTCCTGATGTTGTCGGAGATGCCCGTAGGACGCTGGAGATTTTCAAGCATCGGCATGGGCTTATTCGCAACTGGTCGTTGGCTCTAGTTGCGCAGGACGGCATGGAAAATCTAGAGATCCCGTGGTCGGAAATTGAAGCGATCTTCGTCGGCGGCTGCGATCCGTGGAAGGACAGCAAATCCTCTCTCGACATTGTGCGAACGGCGAAAACGCTTGGCAAATTTGTTCATGTTGGGCGCGTAAACACATTTAAAAGATTTGATCGGTTCGCACAGATCGGCGCGGATACTTGCGATGGATCTGGCGTAGCGATTTATAGTGATGATAAGTTGGGGGAAATCCAACGAGCCATGCACACGAACAAAGAAAAGAATCTGTGGGATACACCATGAATACCAAGCGAAAGTGGATCACGACGACCTTCGAGGAAATTGCTCTCTGGGATGGTCTCGATTCGGCACTGGTCGGTGTCGTTACGCGGTGCGGAGAACGACATCCGATTGCAGTCTACGAACACAGCGCGCTCCTCAAGGCGCTGGCAAGGGAAATGTCGTTCGACGACGCGGTCGAGTGGATCGATGTCAACATCAACGGCGCGTACATCGGTCCGCTCACACCATTCACGATGACGATGGCGCCTCGTACCTCGCGCAAGCAGACCAAGTCATCGAGCGTAATTGCGGAGGCGAACGAGATCGTCCGCCTGCGCAACGCCCTACAGAAGATTGCCGAAATGAGGGAGGAACCGTACTGCGCTGACTTTGCGCGGGACATCCTCGATCGACGGGAGGTTCCGTGAACATCTTCAGCATCGTAGATTGCATCAACAAAGAATTTCCGTGCGAGAACTTCAGAGGACCACTGCTTCGGCATCAGCGCACAATCATGGTCGGAGCCGCGTATGAACTACCGCGCGTCCGCCCCAGTAGTGTTGATGTCGCAGACGCAATCGGAATCTCTAGGATGCAGGTAAAGGAGCGCCTAAATAACTGGCACGAGATGGACTGGCGCGACCGTCATGGTTGGCTGCTCCTCATCAGCGAAAGGATGCGTCGTGAAACGAAGCCCGTGGATGCCCCTCTATGTCGATGACTGCCTTGCGTCATGCGCTGACCTCACAGCGGAGGAGTTCGGTGGTTACATGCGCCTGCTCATGTACATCTGGTCTCGTGGACCCATCGAGGCTGACGAGGCTGTCGTGTGTCGAGTCGCTGGAGTTTCACCCAAGGTATGGCTGCGCATCTCCAAACGATTTGACGCTTGTAAACGAGAGGACGGGACTAATGGGTGGAGCCAGCGCCGACTAGAGGCTGAGCGCCTCAAGCGTTGGGCAAAGAGCGAGGAAAGATCCGCCAGTGGTAAGCGCGGAGCAGCGTCGAGATGGAATGGCTCAGCCAATGGCTCAGCCAATAGCAAACCGATGGCATGCCACAACCACAACCAGATAAGTAAGTCCAATGTGGTTTCCACGAGCGGCGAAACGCGGACAGCGCCCCCCTTTGAGGGGGGGGGCTTGCCGCGACTCATCATCAAGTCGGGCGACGAGACCGACGATGCGACCGAACGCAATCGAGCCTTCGTCAGAGCGCACAGGAGCAAACCGTGAACGCCGTACTGATTCCATATCCGCCGATAATCCTTTCGCCGAACTCTCGAACCCACTACATGACCAAGCACAAGGCGGTGTCGGAGTACAGGAAACTCACGGCTTACCACGGGGCTGGCAAGGAATGCCTCCAGAATCCCGTCTGCGCCATTGTTCCGCTCGTGACCACCCGCAGGCGCCGCGACATCGACAATGTCTTGGCGAGCCTCAAGGCGGCTCTGGACGGATTGACGGATGCGGGGTGGTGGAAGGACGACCACGACATTCGGGGCTACCACCTAGTGCCAGAGATATACAGCCCCAAGTTCGGAGACAAGAAGATCCTGATCGTCGCTTGTGAGCAGGAGCATGAACAGGAACTTGCCGTGAGGGTCAAGCGGTTCAGGGAACAGGTCGACATTGGATTGCCAGAGACGGCACTGGCAACCTACTTCGATCTGATCAGCCGACCAGTTTAAAAAAAGCCCCAGCCAATCGGCTGGGGCTGTTTCATTTTTGACCCCTAAGCATTCAGTGTGTGCTGCGGATCAGGTTCCCCTGAAACGCAGCCACCCTCTTGCGAGGGCGGAAGCGCTTGGGGGAAAAGATGCTGGAATGATACAGCGCTATCGATCAAGTTGCAAGTCGTTCGCACTACGAATTACCGACTTCATCAATGCGGCGCGGTCCTTCACCAACTCTCGTCGCTCCATCGGAGTCGCGGTCTTCATGGCTGTGCGGATCTTCTTGAGTTGCTTGTCGACCATGTCGATCTGCAAGCCCAACTGGATCTTGTTCTCGTCGAGACCACGAGCGAGGATCTCAGCCTGCTGTTCCTCAGTTGCCGTCCCTCTTGCCATCGCCTTGTAGCGGTTCATCTCGCCAGCCAGATCATCCTTGATCCCGTACATCGTCTCCGACAAATAACGAGTGTCGGTCGACGCATTTCCCACGAACACGCGCGCCAGCGGGATGCCGCTGATGTCGGTCTCTTCAGGGTTAGTCGCTGCCGTGTACAGCCTCTCGATGTTTCGCCCAGCACCGCTGAAGTAGAACCCTGCCAGATACTGAAGGCTGTTCGGAGACGCGAGGTCTTGGAACGAACCCAGTCCGTTCTCGAATTCGTCTCCGCCGAACAGGCTGTTCAGCCCCTGCGAGGCGCTGATCGCCCACTGGGGTGTTCCGTCAAAGTACTTGTACGACATCGGCATGCCGTCTGTAGTTCCCTGCGGTCGGATCGGTCGACCCATCCAGTTCTGGTTCATGCCGACCTCGAACAGCGGTCGAACAAAGGTCGGCGCCGCAGTGGTCAAGATGCCTTGAATACCCTGACTCGTTACGCCGCTGCCGCCCATCGGATTGAACGCATTCAACGCATCGTTCACCATTCCAACGACCAGATCGGATGTCGACTTCGGTCCCATCGTCGAGTCGGCAAGCCGAACTCCCGCTGAGTACAGGGCATTCCATCCGTAGGACAACGGAAGTTTGAGGTACTTTCCCGAAGCCTTTGGATCCATGAAGATCATGCTGCCCGACTTATCGTATTCAGGAATGTTGTCGTAGTTGTCTCGACCAGTCTTGTCGTCCTTGCCACCCATCGCGCGCGCCATCGCGCCCATCAGGTATCCAAGACCAACCACGCTGATGGCGAAACCCTTGTTTCGATTGACCGCATTACCAATGTTCACAGTTCCTTGGATGCCTGCGTTGATGAACACATACTTGGTATTCATCACAGACTTGCGCAAGCCGCCCTTTCCAAAGTCAACATTGATATCTCGCGCATAGAGACCAGCCTGCGGATCAGAGGCGCCTTCAGAAACCCGTTGAGCAAACGCTGCAACGCGAGTAGCAGTTTCCGCCGCCGTGAAAAACGCTGGATACCAACCAAGAAGAGTGCGCGCCAAGCCTCGATCGTTGGGATCGCGTCGAGCGACACGGGCAGCAATCGCATCGAAGTCAAGGTTCTTGATTTCAATGTCGTTCTCTTTCCAATTGATCATTTGACCACCAGCATCGACGAACCGTGCATACATCGATCCGACTCTTGGCTGGCGCTCAAACCATGCGTCGTGGAACACATCGATCCATGATGGAACCCACTTCGCCGCCATGCCTACTGATGATCGACCGCCCTGCAATGCGGTGTTTGTCAGGATTCCGTTCTGGAAATCCTTAACCATGTTCGTAACTGCGAACACTGGATTGGCTGGTCCAGTTGTCATAAACCGCCATGAGTTGTTGACTACTTGCAGCGCCCTTTCAAATGGTCGCAACGGCATGTTGGGAGAGGTCAGGTTCTGCTGAAGGCGCGGGTTGTTGATCTGGATGATCACCATATCCCCAGCCTCGTAGTTGTTCCCATTGATCGTCATTGGGCGATCAGCGTAGACGCCGAAGTTTCGCGGCTCGTCCATCCAACTACGGTCTGCAACCCTGCGCACTCGACCGTTGGAAACTACCGATCGCATCGGCGTAGGGATGACCTGCGCCCATGCGTTGTCGTTCACATTCTGAACGAGGTTCAAGAACTGCTGACCTACCTCATTGCGAGCCACTCGACGCAGCGTGTCTTCAAACACGAACCCAACCTGAGAGGTGATGTTCTCCGCTGCTGACCGACGACCAGTTCGCTGTGGCATACCACGACCCTGTGTCGATATGCCCCTACCAGTAGCCGTACCCTCCTCTTCAAACAACTCATCGAACGGACGGTTCGGCGCGCCTTGAAGAGGAACATAGTGCGTGTACCTAGTGGTAAGCCGATCGAAAGTTTCTTGGTTGATGAGACCGTTCTGAAGCCTCAGTGCTAGACCTTGACGCAGCATCGCCCTCCAGCGTTCAGCAATGCGATTCATCTGCCCGTAACGACCAGACGCATTCTCCGCCGCAATGATGTTTCCAGCATCAATGTCCGTCATACCAGTACCACCGTCTGGAACCGTGGAGATTCCTGTGGCTGGATCGGTATTGATCTCTGCGATGTATTGGTTTCCACCATTGAGCGCATGTTGCGCGTAGAGGAACTGATCCATCTCATCCACTGCAATGCCATGCTCAGCCTGATCTCGCATGACATCTGCGTAGTTCCGCTCAGCCTCCAATTGCATTGCCGCAATCCTTCCTCCAAGGATTCGCGCTCCCTGATACGGGTTGTGCGTATCAGGAAGGTTGCCTCCAAAGTTCGGCGCCGCTTCCTCACCCATACGCTTCAGTTCTCCGAAGCGATCGATGTAGTTGAGAACCGTTTCATCCTTGGCGCCAAGGATGCCAGTGCGGACGCTGAAGGCTGCTTCAGTATCTGGAGATAGGTCTTCTCGATACTGCTTGAAGAACGGGCTGTTCGATTCTCCGAATGAGTAGATGCGCTTCGAGTCATTGCGCATCGAGAACGGAATGCGAGAGTCAGTCAGATCGAAGTCGCCAGTTCCAGCAACAGCGGACTTGAGCCGATTGGGATTCCACACAACGACAGAGGTGTTGTCTCCGTATACCTCGCGATGCGCAGCCATTGCGGCAGGAACTCGATACTTGTCGATAGGATGTAGCCCACGAGTGTCATCGTTTGAAGTCCATTCTTGCGGGAACATTCCTTGCCACTCACGCCGAAGCGAAGGACTTCGATCGACTCCCTCTGCGTAGTTTTGATATGTGACTGCGTCATGCCCAAGTCGATCAAGTATATTTTGAGCATATTTCAGATGTATCCTGCCCAACCTCCCAATAATATTGTCGTTGTTTACAGGTATCGGAAGACCGATGTCGCTGAAAGCCTCCTCGACATTAAACTTGGTAAGTTTGTCAACCCAATCAAAGTATCGCTGCTTCTCTGTAGCAAACTTGTCGTAGTTGATGCGCTTAACAATGAGAGCGCCGCGCAGAATATCCATCACATCCCAAGTTCCCATATCGGGAAGTTCAAGTGGGTTGTAAGCCGCGATGTACAGCGGGTACATCGTTGGGGTCTTCTTGTTGCTGCTCGTCTTCTTGTGGTCATCAAAGAACTGCTTTGATGCCTCCCAACGCCCAGCATGGAACCCAAGTTGGTCTGATTTGATCTTGTCTCCGTCAAACGAAATGAACCTGCTGTTTCCAGAATGGAACCAAATGTCGTTCGGGACAATCTCGTTCAGCCTGTTGCCATCGTCGAAGAACGCAAACCCATCAGTGTCTGGCTTTGGTCGACGCGCATCAACGAGGACGTCCCTCATCAGCAATGCTTGGCGTTCATTCACCGCCACCAATTGACGGATCTTGTTCTCGTTAACCAACATCTCTTCCGCATCAATCTGCTTGATGGTTTGGAACTGAGAGATCTTCCGCATCGAGAACTGACTTGCCGTCTGGGCATACGCATGCTTGCCAAGGACAGTTGCCAGCGCGGCGCGGTTGACTCGCGCGTCATCGATCCACGGCTTATCGCGCGTAGGCTTCATCGGCATTCCGCTGGCGTCAAGAGGTACAGGAACAGTTGGATCCAGCGTAGATGGATCTGCTTCCGTCACTTTGAATCCAACAGGGATCACGCCGCTGCCACGACTTTGCATCTCATCAAGTGCGTCATGCCAGCCCTGCGGAGTGAAGTCGAATATCTGCTTGTCAAGCGAGTAGCGATAGACCTGACCAACCGTTCCGTCTGGCTTCTGCGCGTGACCGTACTGGACTCCGTATCCAAAGGTATCGAACCGACCCTCTCGCGCAAACGTTCCAATGGCAGTGTTGCCACCAGTGTTGATCATGTTGATCAGCGCGTCGATCGTTGCATGGCTTGCTTCCTGTTGCGAAGCAAGAACCCATCGCATCCAGTGGTAACCGCCCTTTGTCGCAAACGGAATGAATGAAGGGTGAGCCTTCACCATCTCAGAGAAGATCTTCTGTGGATCAATCGTCCTCTCGATTGCTTCGTAGATCGCGGCGCCTCGAACATCGTCAAAGACTGGGGCAAAGCCAGAGACACCCTTCTTCACAGAGGTGACCTCAAGACCCAGTTCGTCAGCAAGTCGCTTGCGCTCAGTTTCAACCTGAGCAGAAGACGCTGGCATCGGCATGAAGCCAACCTCAGTCCGCTCAAAGACCTGCTTCTCTCCTGCGGCTGCTTTCCCAACTGGCTTGTTGACCACGAACCGTATGCCTACGGTCCTTCCGTCATAGAAGCCAGTTCCATGCTGACCTTCGTTGTTCCATCCGTCATTGATCGCTACGCGATCCATGACCATGACGTCAGTCTTTCCAGCCAGCAACGAGATGAAACTGACAACCTTGTTGTCGATGCCCATTCCTCCACCCAGACGGTGGAAGATTCGACGCACTTGCGCGCCGCTTACGTTGGTATCGGAAAGGGCATCATGGAAATGCTGGATACCACTTTGGGTCTTCCCACCAATGGTCACCTGCTTCCCCATGTTCGCCATAAAGAACTCGCCGAATGCGTTGGCGTTGTGAGTAGCGCCTGCTCCGATAGATCCGTTTACGAACAGATCAACCTGAGTATTCGGGATTGGCTTTCCAGCCTTATCCTTAGCACGGACAATGATCTTGTTTCCGTTTGCGTCGAGCGGGTAGTAGCCGTTCTGCGCGAACATCGCACCAACCCACTTGTCCCACTCCGCGCCAACGGCACTGTTCCATGTTCCGTTCACACAGTGATCAGCAAAGTATGGAAACTCTATCCCGTCCTTTGACTTGAAGTTGGTGATGTCAAGCCACAGGCTCTCCTGTACAGACGGAGATACGCCGCGAGACATGAATCCCCACGCAGCCAATAGAATGGTGTGCTTTGGGCTGACCTTTCCGCGCATGTAGAGATCTGCCAGTTGAGAGGCAGAAGTGAGACCGTGGACAGAGGCAGCCACCTGCTTGGCAGTGATCTTCTTGAAGCGCTCGATCTCCCCAGCGAAACCATTGGCAATGCGTTTGATGTGATCCATTGCCAGAACTGGGATGGTTCTGCTGCCAAATAGATCTACAAGGAAGCGCGCAGTTCCGTTCTCCGTGACCATCGCATCAGGATGCTTAGCCAACAGAGGATCAATGGCGCTGATCTGAGCGTCTACCGTGAGCAAGGTAGATGATGCACCAATTGCAGCATCACCTTCTTGGTTTAGCCCGATACCGCTGCCCTTGAACTTGGTGAGCAGTCGCGGTTCGAGACCGTGACCACTTCGCTCAGCGATCAGAGCATCGGTGGCGGCGATGAGTCGTCTGGTGACTTCGTCGGCGATGGCGGGGTCGGGTTCGATTTGTCCGACCCAATATCGGTGGTCGACGAGGATTCCTTCTTCATCCGCGATTGCCGCGACTTGGGCAGCAGCGTTGACCCATAGATTCCAATCATCAGCGGATCGTTGGGCGACAACATCCTCAGTCCCAACTTTTTGCACGACTCGTTGCGTTCGTCCCAATACATCGTAACCTCCAATTTCGTTGTAGTCTGACACTGCTTCGCCGACCGCTACGCCAAGACCATACTTGGCTGCAATGGCTGCTGCCGCTTTATTCCAGTCGGCGACTGGTACACCGTTGAAGTGTCCAGCATACACCGCATTCCGCTCAGGTACAGCGGAAGATCCTCCAAGAGCCGCATCTGTTTCAAGAAGTAGCGCGTCAAGTGTGGCAGACGGAATAGCCTTGCCATCTTTAGAGTGGATAACAATGAAGTGGCTCTTATCAGCCGCAGGCGTTGTTGGCGTAGTCGCGATGACTGAGATAGCAGCCTTCTGCATGAACAGAGAGCCAAGCACCTTCGTCAATTGCTTGATGTCGTCGTTGCTGGTGTTGACCCATCCGATTCGGAAAGTCTCTTCGAGGGCGCCCTCAAACGCACCCTTGATCGTCTGAATCGAACCAATCTTCGCGTTGGCTGCGTTGGCAATCTGCTTGACAGCCGAAAGGAAGTCGGAGTTGTTACCAAGCAGGCTCTTGACTCGATGCGCCATGCGCATGCGCGTCTCTGTTTCGCTCGTGTTGTTTAGTGATGGATCCTTGAACCCAACAAACATGGGAGCAGCGGTTGGGAACGGAGACACGATGGACTTATCTCGCCCAATAGCAGACATGCGAGCAGCCATGCCCTTTGACTTAACCGCAGCCGCAGCCTTAGCAGCAGTCTTTGCAACTACCCTTGCCGCAGCCTCCGCAGCCTTCTCAGCAGGAGTCTTGGGAGTCTTGCGAACAGAGTTCATAATCTCTGGACCAGCAGTCGGGTTGGCGTTGTAGTAGCCCTTCACCTGATTAGGGCGGTACGCAATCCAGTAATCACCACGGGATCGACCCAAGATATCTTTGCCACTCGGAGCAATGACATGAACACCGTCATATCCAGCGCCCTCAAGTATGCTTTGCGCGGACTTGTCTCCTCGACGCAATTCCTCTACTAGTTTGTCGAGAGGTTCTCCAGTCAACCCAGTTGTATCCGCTACCCGTTCCATAAATGATCTGGACTTGAACTCCTCATACACAAACGGATTTTTGATGGATGCTACGGCTGGAAAAACACGTGAATTTTCTGTTTCTCCAGCAAAATTGTTTGCGGTATCTGGCTCATCAGCCAGATAGATTCCTGTTCCGTAGTTTCCAAACTTACCCGCCTTAAACTCCTTGAAGTCTTCCTTTGCTTCTGTTCCGTGATACAACGGAATCAAGGCGCCACTTTCGTCAGCAGCCTTTGACCCCTTGCTCCAGATCTGCATCGCAGGAGTCATCTCTGACTGATTGATTGGGCGAAGTGAGAACTGCGCCTCCATCGGACTCATCGCAGATGATTGAGCGTCAGCGCGGATGTTCTCGCGCTCAAGACCAGCCCGATTTCGAGAGTCTTTCCTGATTGCCCTGATTCGACGCTCTGCCGTAGCAAGCGGATTGATTGCATCAACATTCTCTGGAACACCCTGCTCAAGGAATTCTCGCGCGATGGCGTCGTACTTGCCCTGACCAAACACCTGCTTGATCGAAGTCAAAGTGTTACGGAGGAGCAGGCGCCCCATACCGAATACATCCTTTGTGCTTTCCGAAAGTTCCATGCGCTCAAGGGTGGGATCAACAAGGTTGGCGACGATCCACTCATCTTCGTTGATGAACTTGTACCAATCCTTCGTCTCAAGACCTTGCGCATCGACCTTCTTCAAGAAGTCGTCTTGTTTCCGTTGCTTCGTAAAGTCCCTTGGATCTGCCCCGTACTTCTTAACGAACTTGGCATGACCATTGTCAAAGTCATCAACCATCGATTCAATGCGAGAGTCGTCTAAGTGCTTCTCCATCGCATGCCAGAATTCGTGACCGAATGTTTCCTTGAAATTTTCTGCGTCTAATGCCGCTGTTGAGATACCAATTACGTCGGAATGGAAAGCGTAGAAGCCAGATGAACTGACATCGCCTTTCGTTCCTGTAGCCGCTCGCATGTTCTTGGGGCTGAGAATGCGGAGTTTCGTCTCGTCTACACCACCCATTCGAGTGATCAGATCAGTGGCAAACTTCACGTTCTCTACGGGCATGTCACGGCGGCTGTACTCTTGTTGCAAGCGAGCGATCATCTGCTTCTCGCCGCGAGCATCACCCCGCTTTGGCTTTTCTTCTTGCCCTCGCATGGAGAACGCAATGTCAAAGTCAGACATCAACGCAGACTCGACAGACTCTCCATCGCCCTGTGGCTGGTTGAGAATCCGCTGAGCCACCGCCTCATCCTCTGCTCCTCGATTGCTTACATCGACGGGAACTGAAGGCAGATCTACTGGGGCGGTCTGACGAAGTTCTGGAGGGATGGTGCGCGTGGAAGACCGATTGCCACCACTAATGACTGGTGGGAGGTTTACGCTTGCCTGCGCAAGCCCCAACATCTCAATAACCTTCAAAACTGACGGCGCAGCCGTTGCCATGATCTCCGCGATCCGCGAAGGATCCTTAGCAGCGGCATTGATCGCGTCCGTAGCCTCCTTGATTTCCTTCTCTTCAGGAGGTTGTGCCGACACCGCCGCTCGTCGGTTTGAGAACATGGACGCTGGCGGAACCATATCGATAGGAGGCAGTTGCCCCTGCGGAGGCAACGGAATGCCCGTTTGAGCAGGCGCAGGCTGCGTCTGAGGCACTTGCTGCGCTGGCGTAGCCGCTGGCGCTGTTGCTGCTGGCGCGCCTGCTGGAGCAGCCTGTGGAGCCGCTGCCGAAGGGGTCGGCTTGGTGCTTCCCTTCTGATTCTGGACGGCGGCACTAAGTGCTTCGTTTTGAGCAGACTGGAACGCCCTCTTAGCCCTGATTTCAATCTCTGCGCTGTAATCCTTGTGGATCTTCAGTTCTTCTTCGCGGATTCCATTCATCCGCTGCTGCATTTCAAAGAGCAACTGCTTGGCATTCCTGCCAAACAAGCCGTTCTTCACCATGACGTTTGCCATCCAGTAGGCAAATGCTCGATGACCACGGTCAACCGCGTCTTTGTGAACAGCATCAAAGTCGACAGCCATCGTCAAGGCAGTGCCAGTGACATTGGTTGCAGCGTTTGCGCCAGCCTCCTCTGAGAACATGCGCACCTTGGCGAAATCAGCCTGAGCCTGCGCCAACTGTTCTGGAGTTGAAGACTGGTTGGTTGTGGCAGCAATGGCGCCGCGCCACAACCCACGCATGTGAGCGACGATTTGCGCATCGCTCATATTTGCCATTGTCGCATCGCGTCGACGCATGTATTCCGATCCGCCACGCATGGCGAGAACAGGATCAAGCATCAACACCTTACGGAGGAATTCGGAACCAGCCCTGCTGCGCGCAAGGGGTCGATGCCGATTCGCTTCATGGAATGCAACAGCCTGCGCGTTGTTGCGCGTCAGTGCCGTACCGTTCTCGCGCATAAGGAACACGCCATCTGGACTAGTCTGCGATACATAGGCTCCATCCATGCGGATGGGCTTAGTAATCGTCTTAGTACCGCCTTTGCCGTCAGGAAGACTGAACGTAACTGCGCCATCTAGAATCGTCGGATTGATTCCAGTTTGCTTTCCCAGTTTCGCTTCATCTTCTGACAACTTTTCCGCAGGAACCTCAAAGATCGAGGTCGTGACACGAACGTCCTTGTTCAATGCCCCGCCGATTTCTTCCTTAGACAGATACGCAGACGTAAACGGCTTGCTGGGTGACGCTCGACCCTTAGTTCCACTGGCGTCTCGATTGATGTCAAGTCGAAGCGCGGAAATTCCTCGCTTGCGATCACCCTTGACCGAAGGACGCTGCTCTGACGGCGCCAAGCCTTGAAGTTCAGCGTCTGCATCAGCCTGCTGCTGAAGTTCATCGGCAATCGTCAGCGCTTCGTTTCCATCAACCAACTTAACCGTGTTCCCCTGCTTTGCAGCAGCCTGAGAAACTGATGGTTCAATGGCGTTAGCCGTATCGGAGTCGCTATACGGATGGACTTCGACGATTTGACCACTCTTATCGCGAATGACCATCGCTCCGACTACCAGATTGCTAGTGAGCATGTCTGGCATGCCCGTAATCCATTGGTAGTCTCCGTTCTCAACAGCAGCCATGCCTTCGTCTTGCATTCCCTCTTTGACATAGAAATTAATGCCGTTGATGTTTGCAATCGGCTTGGTGCTGATACCCAGACCCCGCATCTGAGTGCGAACGTCCTTGGTAAACGCGGTCTTGGCATCGCGCTCGTGAATCATCACGGCGCCACGCAGAAGAGAAGAGACCTGCTGAACCTGATCCATCGCCATCGCCGAAGAGCGCGCGAGATTAGATCGTCGAGTCAGGGAAACGTTGGGCTGGGGTTTCTTTGGTGTTGACTTGCCCGATGGTTCGTTGCCAGCAAGCCTGCGCTGCGCGTCTTGCATCGACGAGCGTTCAAGCGATCCGACAATGGTTTCAATGCCGCCTTCGCGGAGAAGACGATTGCCCTCTCGACGCTGTACAAACTCGGAAGTTCCAGTTGCGGCGCCACCAAGAAGCACTCCAGCAGTGGTTCCGACAATTGCCGCTTGCTTTGTTTCCTCGTCCCAAAACTTCCCAGAACCCTCCTTGCCTGCCATCGGATTCAGCACATACTTCTTGACTAGTTCTGGAACAACTTCTTCTAGACCCTCCACTGCACCTACATACGCAACTACCCCCGCTGTTTTGACGGTTCCAATAGGACCGTGACGCCTGTTTACAGACGAAAGCCATTCATCGATGAACTGCTTTACACGGGTGGGATTTCGCCCTCGACCGTACTTGAACCCAAGCACACCAAGCCCAATATGTTGAGCAAAGTCGCCAGTATATTCAGAAAGGTATTCTGCACCTCCCTTTATGGTTGCATACCCAGAAACCTCCGCGTTTGAAGGAGGCGGTGGTAACGCAGTGCCAGACATCTGTGCCAGTTGAACCTGATCACGCCAGATGTCCATGCGCTCCTTAGCGCCCTCACCATAGCCAGTAGCGGCAAATGGAAGCAACACGACGGCGCTCGTTACAGGATCCTTGGCAAGCATGCTGGGAGCGGACATCGGCAATGACGACAATGCCTGTCCAAGCACCTCTCCTGCGTATCCCGACTTGCCTTGACCGTACTTTTCAGACGGAAGGACTGGCGCATCTACATCGCTTCCAAGCCAATCGTTTGTAACGCTAGGGGCTACGGTGCGAATGCCTTCCTTCACAGAGGTTTCAACACCTCTCTGCAACTTATCTTTCTCTACCGAAGACAAACCAAGCGGCATAGTCGGGAGCAACACGCCCATTGCATCCATCTGCAATCGAGCAACTCCACCCACAAGGCTTGCAGCCGCTCCCTCCAACCCCAAGTACAGGTTCGACAGTCCGTCCTGCACAAACTCACCAGCAGGGCTTCGACGGTTCTTTTTAAAGTCGTCCCAAGTGACGGGCTTCATCCGCTGGGTGAATTGTTCAGCGCGAAGATGGGCAAAGTCATCCAGTTCATCGGAAAACTCGTCGACACCATACTTCTCTACTGTCTTTGCCTTCGTGAACTTGACCTGATCCTTGTACGCCTTGTCCGTAGTCAAATCTCGTTGCTTCTGCAACTCTGATGAAAACTGCGGAGTACCTTCCAACACGCCAGACGAAAGAAGTTCGCCCTTCCTCTTTGCGAGGTCTTGGGCAATGAATTGATCGATTCCAGCGTAGTTAGTTGGAGGGTTCATAGGATCCATTTAGACGTCTCCTCCCATTGCGTCCGCCTCTGATACAGGCGCTGGCGCAGGCTGCGCGTTCTGCTGCGGAGCATTAGCCCCAGACCTTCGACCGCTCGATTGAAGAGCAGGGTTGTAGGTTGGTAGCGTGATGTCGTGACCTTGCTCGTTCGTGCGACGGAGACCAAGAAGAGCAGCCAACTGCATGTTCAATTCTTGATCGTTAGATGGTGTGTAGTGCAGGTATCGAACCGCATACATGTCCAGAGACCGCAGGTACTCGCGAAGTTGCCCAATACGAGGATCAGATGGATCAGTAATATCAGTTGGGACATTGACGGCAGGAATAACATCTGGAAACAGTTTGCTGTACGCAGCAAGATTCTGGAGTTTGGCAAAGAACGAACCGCCAGCAGCGGTGTCGTTTCCTTCGTTTGCCATCCGCATAAACGCAGACTGCCGACCTCCAGCGGTTGCCATTGAGTACTGCGGAGACGGGAACATGTTTCCAAGATCTACGATTGCGTACTTGGTAGCGTTACTAGAAGGGCTAGGACTTGCGTCAAGATCACGAAGAGCCTTCTGAATAGGAGAAGGTGCTGGAACCTTTTGTGGGTCTGCGAACTTGTTGTTTGGATTCGTAACAAGTTCCGTTCCAGAACTCTTACTCAATGAACCCATCGTGTTGGAAATTGAAGCGTCCAACATTCCAGATGAGAGTTCTCCGATCTGCCTTCGGTTGCCATCCATCTTGTTGTTGAGGAGCAGGTTGCTCAACTGAGTGATCGCGTATTCAGGGTTGATCTCGCTGGACGCCATAAGCAGTTCAGCCAGACCAGCAGGAAGATTAGGAATAGCGCGAGTGACTTTGGTGATTGCGGTTTGCGCCTTAGATTTGGCAGCATTGAAACGCATCGTTTCGGCTACATGCTGGCGAGTCTTAGTCCGCATCTCAGCCAGACCAGCCCACTGCTCCATTTGGATGGGAACAGGGGCGCCATTGATCACGATCGCTGGAGTGCCGTCGCCGTAGAAACCAAGGTCAAAGGTTTCCATTCCAACTGGGTCGCCAGCGTAAATGCCAGCCATCGTCAAATCAAAGTCATTGACTTCGCTTGCTTTGCCCTTTGCAATGGCATCAAACTGGGCTTGATCTTCATACGCCTGAGTATTAAGCGCAGACGGTCGTTCTGCTGAAGCAATTGGCTGCGGGGACGGAGGAGTAATCTGATTCTGTTGACCAGCATCAGGAAGGTAGCCTTGAGTCGTTGATTCAGATGGCATGGTTTAGTTACCCACCTTTCCCGTTCGCAATGCCCATTCCTTCTTTTTTGCCGACGCTTTCTTTTTCTCTCTCACTCGATGTTCTGCCAGAGTTTTGCTAATAAAATCAAACTCTTCCTTCGAGCGAGCGGAAACTCCGTAGTTTCCCTTCAACTCATCGTCAATATTTTGAGCCTGCTCATCAAAGCCAGTTCCCGCAGGGTATGAACGGGTTTCTTGATCAACCTGATTGGATTGATAGTCCTCTCCAGACACGTCATTAGGATCGTCTGACTCTGGTCGACGGGCAGTCGAGTTATCAACTGGAGGAGTAGGAGCGTCTTCAGAGCGACGACGGAGCCATTCAGGATCGTTCTCCATTGCCTGCTTCATGAATGGTTCGTTCCTTACGTTCTCTTCGTAGAACGCCTTCATTCCCTCAGCAACGACGTCAACTGAAGGCGCGTCGGCTACTGGTCGAGCGTTGCCCCACATCTCCTTCATCATGTCCTTCATGTTCTGAGTCAAACGACCGAAGTCAGTGATGTTCGCTTTCTTACCCGCGTACATGTCTTGAAAAATCTTCTTGTTCTTCAAGGACGCTTGGAACTGTCGGTATGGATCTTCCCGCTTCACGCGAGACGCAGTGTTGGCTGAGATAGCAGCGCCAGCGCCAGCGAACATGTTGTTCGGGTCATAGGCTTGCAACCCAGCGCCAATACCAGCGAGGACATCGTTGCTTTGTTCGTTACTCAAGAATGAGAAGTCTGGATCTGGCATGGTTAACCTCCGCCTCCGCCGCCGCCGCCGTAGTTTGACCAATAGCCGCCGAAGTTCTGCATCTGCTGCATGGTTCCCATAGTGGAAGATGGCGCTCCCATTTGGCTACTAGCGCTTGGTGGTGCAGATCCACCGCTTGCACTGCTTCCACCCATTCCGCTTGCCATTGAACTGATGCCAGATCCCATCAATGATCCACCAACAGACATGAGCGCGTTTCCACCCTGCATCAGTTGAGATCCAGCAAGTTGCGCAATCTGTCCTCGGTATCCAAAGTAACCCTGAAGACCAGTCTGCCGCATGTTGTATTGATTGTTGAGACCCTGTTGATTCATATTCGCAATGTTGTTGGAGTAGGCTCCGTACATGTTTGACAATACTCCAGCGCCCTGCATTTGCATTCCACCCAGTCCAGCACCCATCTGAGCGCTGAGTCCACTCAACCCCGCTGCCTTTTGCGCTTCAAGATTGGAAAGGCTCTGCGAGTACTGCTCTCGAATCAGACCCTCTTGCATGGCGCCTTGCGACGAGATCTGATTGAGTTGACCTTGACCAAACGAGGTTTGACCGATGCCGCTGAAGGCATTGCGCGCAGAGGTTCGTGAGGTCTGCATGCCGATGCTCTGTCGCAACGACGCGATACTGGCATCTCGACCTACTGAGTAGGTTCCGATTGCCTTGTCCATACCAGCCTCGTACTGCGTTCGAGCCTGATTGAAGTAGTCTCGGTAGGTGTCCTGAGCCGTAGTCATGTCCTGACGGTACATGCCGATGTTCGCCTCACGGTCTGCTCGATATGAATCGAGGATGCCGTTCAGCGAACTCATGTAGTCATCAGACTCTTGGTTGTAGGTGTTGCGGATTTCCGATGCCATTCCACGCATGGCTCGTCGACGCTGACCATTACCAAAGGCGCCCATTACGGCGCCTGCGCCCATTGCGATTGCTCCACCAATAATGCTCATGGTACTGATCCTCTCGATTTTCCTACTTGTGAAATTACAACAGACATCCGCTCAATCGACCAAGGTCGACCATCCGATGCGATGGTCAAATACATCGCTTCAGACCTGATTCGCGTCTTGATCGCTTCATTGCGACCAGCAGACAGGAATCCGATCTCTGTGACCTCAGATGTCTCGAATGAAGCGCCAGACACATTGACACTGTCGACTGCGGGGACATCAATAAGGTTCGCCATGAATCCATCTGGACTTGCCGCGTCAGTTGTCGTCTTCTCGTATTCGGCTTCGTCACCAGTGTCGGTCACCCAAACGATCTTCCACTTGGGGCTTACATATTTCAAGACGTAGTCCGATGGACCTTGGTAGATCGAAGCCGTACCAGTGGTAAACGGATCACTCTTTGAATACGAACCAAATGGCTTTATGGCAAACCTGCAATCGACCACCGTTGGGGTAGGCGCAGCCTTGTCTCCGCCGTCGTAGGTGATAGTGACCGCTGATGGTGTTGCACCTTCGCAGTCAATCTCAAACGGATTTATGTTGGATACGAATAGGGTGTCAGCCTTTAGACCAAGAGCGCCCTGTGCGGTATCTCCAGTTGATACCGTCAGAATAGGAGACACGCTCAAATCGGTGAAGGAAGACGGAACCTCGTATTCGTCCTCTGCCAAATCGATTCGGACTTCATTGAGCATCACCCTGTATGGGAGGGGAGCAATCACTGGACCGACAGTAAGGCTGTTACGAACAAACTGAGCAGTCTGATTCGCGTTAGTCATTACTGAAGTCCAACCATCAATACCTACTGGGTATCCCCGATCAAGCGTGTTGATCGCGTCAGATCCTCCTAGAAACAACTTGCCACTGTTTGTCCTAGAAGACCCGACGTAGGCAGCGGAGGTTGGACCGTACAGAAGTGGATCGGCAAACTTCTGCGCCCAGAACGAATCGGTCTTAGCGTCGTAGTACAGATGAACACTGCTGGATTCAGATCCGTTTACCGTGAGGAAGATCCACAGACCTTCGCGATCAGGATCCCAGCACAGGCATGGGTAGATCTCTCCGTTTGGAATTCCGCCGATCAGATCGAATGCGGTAGTCGAAACGGTTGAATTCTCAGCAACTGGATCGTCATCGATGTTCTTGGATGGGTCCAGTTTGGTAGTGGTCGCGCCCGTAGCGCTTCCACCAATCGAGCGGAGCGTTCCACCAGATAGATCTCCACTGCCTCCGATTGACGGCGTTCCAAAGTCAAGTCTCAAGAAAAACGAATCAAGGCGCCCAGCGCTGATTCGATTGCCTCGATTGAAGTTGAAATCGTTAGGAGACAGGTAGTACAGACCGTCATTGGCAAGTACATACACGCTCTTCTCTTGACCTACAGCCCATGCTCGTGGACCAGCAACGCCAATGCTGTTGGTAAGCGTGACCAGTTGGACATCACCATTTGGAGTATCTGAAAAGATCGGATCTGCTGTAAGGAACGAGAATGAGTTAGAGCATCCGAATAGCAAGCCGCTCTGACCAAACGGGAGTACCGCGACGATGGGATCTCCAACAGTTCCATATGACGCGCTTAATGCTGCTGCTACCGCAAGTCCAGTGCCATCGGCGCCAATCAGTACACCTGAATCCCATCCGTCCGCGTAAGTCGTAGTGACTGATGTGTCTGGAAATGGACCATCTGGTCCGCATGCAAACCATACGTTTGGAGTGCGCTTGTAACCAGCAAGAACAAGACGGGCGCCCCATCTACAGATAAGGGTAGCCCGTTCTCCAGACGCAACTGTTCCATTAGGATCTGTGTGGTATGGACCGCGACGAGTTCCTCCAACCTGACCCCACGCCCAAGCGCCATTTCCCGCCCCACTTCCTGTTGGATTAGTCAGATGGACAAAGGTGTACTGGTCGCCATCAACGAAGTAGAAGTGTTCATTGAATTGAACTCCTTCGACTTGCCTAGTTGTATTGAGCGGAGTACCCCTACCCGTGTTGTTAGTCACGGTTGTGAACGTTCCAGTTGACGCCTGCGGGTCGCCGATCTTGATCACGCCGCCTTGGACGATGATGATCTTTTCAACTAGTACCGTTGACTCGTAAACACGGTAGGTTCCAACGAACTGAACTCCAGAGCCAAACCAGCGCTTCGTACCCTGTCGAGTTCCAATCCTAGTCCGTCCATTGAACACGTCTATAGGCATCACGTTCAGGCATGACGGCGTCATACCTTCTGGAATAGTGCTGTATGCAGACTGCTCCGTGAAGCCTTTGAACGGAAGTTGGATCGGGATCATCGTCATGCTGTTCGGGTCAAGATCAACCAGTACGCTCCGCCACTAACGGTGAGAGCGCCTGTTCCACCGATTGGCGCATTGCTTCCACCGCTACGGGTGTGACTTGAGTCATTTACAATTGACCAAGAAAACCCTCCACCGCCATCTCCAATAACGCCTGACCAAATTGTTCCAGCAGGCGCTCTCAAATGTCCATCCGAAGGGGTGTTGTAGGTAAAAGTTACCGCATTGCTGTTTCCGCACTGTTGTTTGGCAATTGAAGACCCAACCAAGTTGAGGAAGCAAATTGATCCAATGCGAGTGCCTTCAAGATAATTCTTAGTCACAGCATCTTGCGCGGCTGTTGGATCACCGACTCCAGTCACTTTAAATGCATTCATTGCTGCTCCAGCACTGAAGGTGGCTAAGCCAGTGACTCCAAGAGTTCCTCCCATTGAGCAATTGCCAGTCAAAAAACTGGTAGTGGTGCAACTGATGCTGTTAGTAACCAACTGAGTGGAAGTGAAATGCGCGCTTTTAGTGCCGTTGACCGTGATTCCAAGTTGATCTGCTGCTGAGATAAACAGACCAGTGTTGTCGTCGTTCTCAAACGCGATTGATGGAGCGCCTACCAAGCCATTGGCAATTTTGACAATTCCCTTGGCGGTGATGTTCTTTGCCGTGAGATCAGTGCCGTCAGTGCTGCTTGTTGCCCAAGTGTTGACGTTCTCCCACGTTCGCCAAGCAGAACCATCTCCGTCATAGACGCGGATGAAATGCTTTGTAGGAACTGTTCCGTTGCCTTCAGTGCTGAGCGCTTGAACGACAGACGTTCCGTATACGGAAGTCGTCATCATGGCAGCGCCATCATTCGCTACAAACGCGATCGGAGCGTTCGTAGTAATTGTCACTGCTGTCGCCCACTTGAACCTCCCACTCTTCATAAGAGAGGAGTCATTCAGTGACGTAGCGGAACTATCTGCGAATGGAAATGTTCCCGACAGGTAATCAATGTTAGACCAAGTATTACCACCCACTGGTCCGATCTTGATTCCACCCACAGTTCCAGCGGCGTTAAATTGAATACCGACTTCGCCAGCAGCAAGAGTTTCAGTACCTACCCAAGTTGTATCTCGCCGAAGTTGAATCTTTGCGCTCATGGGGTTTCCTCAGTCATATATGACGGTGGTAGTAAATACCAGCCTTCTGGAACAACAATTGAATTCTCTGACCGTGTCCACACCCCATCAACGCGGTGGTACACCCTCATCCTTGCCCCGTTCGGCTCCGCTATCCGCATTGGGCTGCTTTCGGGAACGAATATCGTCCTGCTCCCGCACCCAAGCACGAAGGCGAACAGAAGCAATCCGCAAAGTCTTGCGGTCAACATCAGCATCGACAGCAGTGTTGCTGCGGTCGAAACGCTTCTCAAGGTAAGCGAACAGAGCGAGGGCGAATGCGGCAACAAACTTGTCGAGCATGGCATCACTTCAGTCCAGCCTGCTCGCTGGTTACGGAGTTGTCACGGGCAAACAAGCCGATCCCAAGCGCAGCCAGCGCGCTGAAGATGGCTTCCAACGAGAAGGTGGTGGCGGGGTCGTTGTCAAGCATCGCCCCGATTTGGGTAGCCATGATTGCGACAGCAGCCAAGATTCCAACGGTAGTGGTCTTCCAACTTGACATTTTAAACCTTTTCTAGTTTGGCGATACGCTCGTCGTAATGACTGACTTGCACCTGAAGTCGAGCGATGGCAACTTCAAGGGCGACGATTTTGGAATACACCACAACCGTAGTTGTGATGGAGGTTGCAATGATTCCAAGGGTTGCAAACATGAGTTCAATGGTCATAATTATCTACTGCATTCGATGTCGAGAGCCAAAGCGTCTGTATACAGGAGAGACGCAGTTGTCCCGTTGAGTTTGATGATTCCACAGACCACTCCAAGCGCTCGCGCAGGAAGTGTTGTGATCTTTGGTATCTGCCCTGTTGCAAATGTCGCTACCAAGACGCCGTCGATATAGAACGTTGCCGATGTTCCAGCAGCGTTCACTATGATTTCAAATGAGTGGAAGTTGGTGTCATGCGTTACACCAGTATCAATAGTGGCTGCTACTGAGGCATTTTGAGAACATGCCAGCCACGTTGTTTCACCAAGATTAACCCGTGGAGATTGAAACACAAGAGCATCTGCCGCAAGAGCGGATTGGCTATCGTTGAATCCGATGTGAACAATAAACTCTGCGGTGTTCACAACAGACAAGACTGGAATCTTGACGCAGGCGTATAGCCGATGCTCAGACAATCCAAAGCCAACAGCATCTGTAGCAATTGAACCAATTCCAGCACGTCCAGAGGCAGTTGTTCCAGTTCCGTGAACGCAAATACCAACCCTGTTTCCGTCCGCAAGAGAAACGGTAGAGAAGGTGTTTGATACTCCAGTTCCACTTGAGTAGTTTGACCAGTCGCCAGCAGCGTTCATGTCGGAGAACAAAGAAGAGCGCTTGCGCCTGTTGATTCGACCATCGACGGTCACTAGTCCACTACCAGCAGAAACGGTTACATGGTTACCAGCCGTCAGCACACTCTCATTTGAAAGAGTGCCGTTCGCTGCCATGACCACATATTGAGCGTCTACGGGAGTGCCAGATGCTCCAGCGGGTCCACTTGGACCCGTACTGCCATCCTCAGCCATCAATTCCCATACGGAAGACGGCGGAGGATCGTTGAGGTTGTCCATGACGCACACCCAAGAGGCGTCGTTGTAACGGACAACATCTCCATCGATATAAGAGTTGCTACCGCTCCAAATCCCCAGCCATCGAATGTTCGCAGTTGCCGTAGGAGGCGTTACGACGGGTCCAGAATTGGACGCCATTGCATCCCGCTCGCGCCGAAAGGGGCTGACACGATTCGACAGCAACCTCCCGTAGTCCCTCTGCTGTATTCCGTCCTTGATCGCTGGCGATGAGAAGATCGGACCATTGTCGATCTCGATCAGTCGCGCGGTCAAACCCTCGTCTTCGTATGCCATAGCAAACGAACGTGCATACGCAATCAGCAGAGATTCTGCGTATGTTGGAACGGGGATGGTGAATGTCTCAAGAGTTGAATCTGAGACGGGTTGCCACCGACATCGGTAGCGCACGGTGAGGGCTTCTGAGGTGGTAGCCTGCGGAGTGGGGTACATCTCCAAACGGACGGCTGGCATGCCCGTACCGTCGACCAGCGCCGCCCCAGAAGAGTCAGCCCAAGGACGCGACAGCGTTGCATAGAACGTACTGCCTGCGTTGGTCATGGGAGAAGCGACCCGAAGCGTTTCAATCTGCTCAGGAGACGTAAGTTCGACTATCCAACCAAGACCACCCTTGGAGATAAGGGAGATGATGTCTTCGACATCGGCTGGTAAGACGACATAGTCCTGCTGGGCGATGAGCGAAAGCGGTCGCGAAGTACGCTCTCGAAAGCGCCAAGGCTTCGAGAACAGGTACTGCCCAGCCTGATTGACGATCTCTGCGATCCGCTGATCGCGAGTCATACCGCTCACAATCGACGGTTGACCGCCAAGTGCGAGAACGATGTGACTCTTGAGATTGCCGTAGGTAAGCATGGAATTGACTTGGCGGGGTTTCCCCCGCCAAGCCGTTTAGTTGTTGAGATCAATTACCCGCGTTGCCAAACACGAAACCCTGAATGAGAACCTTTGCGGTTCCCGCAGCAGCGAGGGTTTCGAGTGCGACTCCGACGACAACACCGTTGCCAACGCCAGAAGTTCCGCTTGCAACACGGAATACTCCAGCACCAGCAGTCAGGCAGTTACCCTTCGTGATGGCAGCGCTGAACTTTGCATCGCAAACGCCAACGACGCATACGGTGCAGCGGTTTCCAGCAGTAGCCCCTTCTACGACGACACCAAAAGGACCAATGATGTCGGAAGCAGCAGTCTTCTTGATGACATTGAACGGGCAGTTCGGTTCATCGTAGTTGATGATGTTGGCTGTCGACGAGTAAGCAGTCTGTCCAGCCTCTACATCGAACCGAACGACATCGCCAACCGCAACTGCTTCCGAAGCAATCGGCTTGACAGTAACGGGCTGCGGGGTAAGTGCAGCGAGATTACCCGATGGAGTGATAAGTCCAGCAATCATTTGAGAATCCTCCTACGGGATTAGAGGGTGCAGAATGGAGCGACGATGCCGTGACGCTGGCGACTGTTGCAGAACAGATTCATCCAGCAGTCAACAGGCATGACGTAGGTGAAGGGCTGATTCGGATGACGCAGAACTTCGTGCGTCTTGAAATAGCGCTTCGAGTGGAACACTGGAGTGAGGTAGTTGCCGTTCACGAAGTAGTATCGTGGACCCTTCTGATAAGTATTCGTCGAAAGTTCAGAGTCCAGCGCCGTAGCACCCGCAACGGACACGTTGGCTACTGACTTTGTGTTTCCGATAGCACTACCAGCGGTGTACAACTGAGCCGTGTCAAGATCAGAGGCATACGTCACGTCAACACCCGAATACACGGGGTTGTTGTAGGCGCTGTCCTGATAATTGACCAAAGTGTCGTTGCTGAGACGAAGCAGGCGACGGTAGAACTGAACACCCTCGCGAGAAGTCATAATCATTTGACGAGAAAGGTTGTCGTTCTCGAAGTATTGAGCGCGAGTTGCGGGAGCCTCGTACTTCAAACGCATGAACATGTTGTCAAACGCCGTGAAGAGCGGGTGATAACTAATGCTCGGAGTGCTGGCGTTTCCGTTGTTGTACTCTGCTTGCGCAACAGCCGTTTCAGTAACGGACTGAGCAGCAATGTCATTAGCAAGACCAGTAGAGGCTGCTCCCGCTCCACCGTTGTAGACATACAACTCAACGAGGTTGCTCCAACGCTGATCCACCAGAGGATCAAGACCCATAACGGTCGAGAATCCCATTGGCGTAATTCCACGCTGACCAAGCGCACCACCCAAGTTACGACCGCGAGCAGTGATGAAGGTTGGGAGAGAGTACGGAAGACGACCGCTCTCAGACTCCATCTGGCTAGTGGACGGTGGCGCCCACAGATCTTCCTCAAATCCGTTCGTCATGGAAGTCCACAGGCGCTGCTCCTTGATCTTCTTGAGGCGCTTGTAAGCAACCTTAGTCGATCCAGAAGTCTCACCAGTGTTCAACTCGACTTCGGCGTCAGTCCACGACATGTGGTCGATGGTGAAGCGCCACGGCGCCTTCACGGTGTCGGTCACCTGCGGGTTGCGCCAAGTGAAGACATCGTTTGGCTGGTAGTGGTCAAAGGTACGAGCGTCATCAAGCATGATGACGTCGCGGATCTCGTTACCACCTTGGATTGTGACCTCAGAGGTCTTGTTCTTGAGCAGGCGGGAGAAGGCGTAGGTGTTCTTCACCGCCTCGTTGATCACCGCATCGGCACTAGTCAGGTACGTTGGACCTGTAGTTGCCATGAAATCGTTGAAAGTTTGAATTGAAGGCATGAAGCCATCCTTTATTGGTTAGCGTGAAAGTGCTTTACGAACGTCGTCTCGGTTTCCACCACTGAGAAGAATGTCGAGAACTCGATCCTGCACATCAACGGTCTTCGTCACTCGCGGAGGAGCATGTCCTACGGTCGGGCGAGCCGTGTTGCGTGGATCGGGCTTGCTCGGCATACCAACCTGCTGTTGGAAAGCCGCCCTGACGATCGCTTCTACGGAATCGAACTTAGAGGGATTCTCTCGTCCGATCTTTGCAGCGGCTTCAGAGATTGTCGTGTAGTTCGGGGCTTTAGCCCCGTACTCCGCAGCGATCTGCTGATAAGCCAACTGCGATTCGTGTTTCACCTCGATCATGCGAGTCTGCTCTGCAAATTCTTTGCGGAGACGATCTTGCATGCTCTTTAGTGGTTTTGCGGCATCCTCTCCAAAGATCTCACTGAATTGAGAAAGCGGATCTGCATCTGCTTCGCCGTCTTCAGTGTTCAACGAACTCTTCGGAGATTCCGAAGAGTTGGTATCGGTCTTCTTCGAGTCTGCCACCTTTGCCCCAAAGGCGTCAACATCAGATTGTCGCTTAGCAGCCTTCAGACCCCACTCCTTCATCTTAGAAGGGTTGGACTTCATGCTGTCAATGACTTCTGAAGGTACTCCGTCACGCTGCAAAGCCTTCAGAGCGCGATCGAAGTCGGCATCTGGAGCAGACGTTTCTGGAGTATCGAATTCCCGCGTTGACTCGGGTTCGTCAATGCCAAGAAGACGGTCAAGAACCGCGTCCATATCAGAGTTGGAGTTGTCCGAAGTCGATTGAACGACTTTTTCGGCTTCCAACACTGGAACTTCCGCAGTAACCGCTATCTCAACTGGTTTTGGTGTGATGGGTTCTGGCATTTCAGTCCTTCACATATCCGTGCCGCGCCATGATTTCGCGTTCATGCCGCTTTGACTCCACAATCGGTTTACCGCCTTGAGTTTTGCACCCAGATAGATTTCTGGGAAGGCATGCACTCACATACGGGTATTGAGACCTGTTAGTTGCGGGATCAACTTGAACTGAGTTGCTTGCAACTCGTGTAAGTTCTTTCCCGTCAAGGTTGATAATACAACCTATCGAAGGAACTTCCTTCATGGAATAGGTGAGTTCAACCAGATTTCCATCTATATCTAAAAATTCGTAAATCATGCTCGGTTTGCCGCCGCCCTGAGACCGCCCATTGATCGTGCAGGGATCGGATTGGGTTCTCCCATTTCGTTGGTTCTCAGACTTGGTGACGATGAAGGCTCAGGAACAGGACCGCCCATCTGCGGACCAGCCTGCTGGGGCTGATTCATGGAGGGGACATCGATCATGTCGGCGAGGTGGGGAACATTCAAGGCATCGCCTACGACCGACAGGAGTTCCTTCCACTTGACGTTCGGAAGCATCATCGCGCTTTGGGCAACCGTCGAAGTGATCTGGAGAAGGTCCATAGCGCGCTTCTGGACGAGCGCTTCGGACACGCGCTCCATGCTGTATGCGTCTACAGAGACCTCAAGATCCTCCCACCCGCTGATTCGGACTCCGCCCGTGAATATCGGGTCCGCCTCAAGCAGTTGTTCGACGCCCTCCTTGCCCAGCGGCAGGAAGATTCGGTCGTCATGCCACATGTACCAACATACAGATCGACCAAGATCGTCGATTGCCTCTTGGAACTGGCGCTTCAGGTGCGACATGCGCATGGTTGCGCTTGACTCTGCAACGGCTACTTCGGTGGCAGTGGCGCCGCCTCCGATGTTTCCGCGCATGGCGTCGTGGATACCCGAAACCCGATCAAGTCGGTCCTGAGCGATCTGGCTGTAGTTGACCTGTTGACTGGTGATGCCACCAATCTCAAGGTTGACCACCCGCTCCTTGTCAAGGCTCTCGCTCAGCACGATGTAGTCGTGCGGCTTGTCCTTGATGTCCTGCGCCAACTTGTGGTTTCGCGAATCCACCATGACCAGACGCTTGTAAGCAGCCGCACTGGAGCGCATGCTGACTAGGCATGCATTCAGGTCTGTAATCTGGCTCTGGATGGCGACCAGTGGTGATAGTGGATACGGGTCGTCTGGGACCGTATATACGCCAAACATCGTATACGGACCGCTTGCGGGACCAAAGAAGGGGATTGGCTTCCTGATGAAGCCCTCGAACTTGCCATTGATCCCACCGCTCTTGACGATGGTGTAGATGGTCCCGTTCACCATCGACTTGCCGAACAACTGGTCTACCAACTCGGCGATAGAGTCGTCGATTTCTGGAACCCAGATCTCGTAGACACCAAGTTCCTTTCGGTTCTCGATGTTTCGCCCCGTGTCGTCGCGGGAATCCTCAAGATCAGTGTTGTCGGCAATGCCGCTGATCGCGTCAGAGTCCCAACTGGGGTCATCGACAGACTTAGCAAGGAGATCTTCCTTGTCGATCGCGTAGCAGTGACCCATGTATCGAGCGTCCTCGATATCAGTCGCCGCTGGGTCAATGAAGAACCGTTCTGGGGAGATTCGATAGACGCGAGGAAGGTAAGGTTCCTTCCCGCCGATCGGTCGAACCTCTGGTCGAGGCTCGCTGACCGTCAGCGCGACTCCGTAGGAGAAGAGCATGTCGGTGGCAATGCGCTCAAGCGTCTTACGCAACTTGGTGATGCGCACCCAGCGGTTAATTGCAATCTGCATCCGACGTCCCAAGATGAGATCGATGATCGGATCGGCAAGTCGCACACGAAACTTTGGGTTGTCGTGGATGATTCGAGGAAGCACCAGAGAGACATACTCGTGAGAGAAGTTCTCTGGGTCATCGTTTGAAAAATCAGACCTGTCATCACGGTAAGCGGGTCCGTGATACTTCTCGATCATGGAACGCAGAGACGACAGGTGTGCATCGCGGAATTTCTCCGCGCTCTCTACCTCTCGACGAATATTTTCAAGTGAGGTATCGAGCATCGCGTTCCTTACTTCTTTCCGCCACCCTTGGCTCCGCCATTAGCGCCGCCCTTGCCACCGCCCTTTGCTCCGCCATTGCCACGACGTGAAGTTCCACTCATTTCTTGCTCCTGTTCTCCGTCACTGGTGCGACGGGTGTGATTGGCTCAGTGACCGAATTGACGTACATGCGAAGACGCTGTGCATCTTCGTTGTCAACCTTCTCTGAATCTCGCGAGTCGGTGAACTTAATGATCGCCTGAGTTCCGAAGAACGAAATCCGTTCAACTCGGTGGATTGGGATGTAAACCTGTTCAGAAATCCTGAGAAGCATGGTGTTTCCTACGGGCGCGCCGCATTTCGGTACGACGGAATTTCCGCGTACATGTAGTCAATGTCAATTGTTTGATCTGATCGACCGCTTCCAGAGGAAGAGGGAGAAGCACCAGTCTTGTCTCTGGTTTGGATGCTATGCACCATGGTTGCAAAGTCTGTGGAGTCTGGAGTCTCAACAGTGGTGCTGGCTACTACAGAATGGTTTATGAAAAAGTCCACTTGGACACGAGAGCGAGCCTCATTTAGCCAAGTCCACTCTAAGCGCAAGGTGTTCCAATTGCTTTTTGGAACTGTGGTTGTCAGTTCAAACAAAGGAAATGGCGCATTTGAAAGATATGACCACCAGATACAGCATGTCCAAAATGGTTCGTCGCCATGATTGTGAAACCCAATCCCCTTATCGAACCTAGCAATTCGCCCGTTGTAAAGAATCTTCCCTGCGTGATCAAGACCCATACCACAATACTGAACAACTTCTGGTGCAAGTGATGAGGTATTTGATTTAACCCTGCACTGAAATACATTTCTCTTGTTGATAGGACTTCTAACACTCAGATAATTCCTATCCATGAATGGAGAAGCGCTCTGGCATAGAAAAAGACCAGACCTTCCATAAAGAGAGTTTGATGCCGCTGGACATCCAAGCGTAACAACGCCCAGTGCATCAACCGAAGTGTTGCTTATGGTGAGAGTTGGTTCTGGGCTATTTCCTCTACTCCAACCCCATTCATCGATACCAGTGATGAAGTCTGAATAGACAATCCTGTTCTCGTATGTCAGCGGACCAACAGGAGAGGGGAACGACGTCATCGCTCAATCCTCATGCGCACGGTCAGTTGATCGATTGTTGCAGAATTTGGACCAGCCGCAGTTCCGCCCGATGTGCAGTCTTTGACCTCGAATGCAGGAAGAACGGCGGCGCTTGTGCGCAACTGCGCGCTTATTGCCCCAAGAATCCTTCCATTGGCAATGAAGGTGGTTTGACTTGCATTTTTGGAAATGATGACCTGAAAATTATTTTGGTTAGTCTTTGAAAGTGTGGTGTCAAACGAAGTAAGTACTGAGTTGATTACCACTCCGTAACACCAAGAAGTCTTTGTTCCATTTACAAAGAATCCAGCAAAGTCTGTTGCGGGAATGAGCGCTGTGGAGTAATTGGCAGTCGATACTCCGAATGAACATTGAAGAGCAGCAGAACCAACGTTTGGTCCAACTACACCAGAACCATAGATGTCTACTTCACCCTTACCAAGACGGAAGTTGCGCGTCAGTGCTGCTCCCGAAGTGGCTTGAGCGGGAGCCATATAGATTCCAGCGTATGCGAATATGCCAGCAGACGTCGTACTAGGAGTGGAAATAGTCGCTTTGCCTAGCACGCTACTATCGTTTGTGTTGTCTACGAATGTGGTTCCAAGAGTTCCATCTGTTGCCACATTGAACGGCGCATAGGAAGTGATGAAGTCTGAGAACAGACAGACATCAGACATTGGAAACACGCCGCTGAAGGTTGAGAACATTGTCATAGTGGATCGCCTTGTTTGATGACTTGATCTGTCGCTGTGGGTTGCAGCCGCATGTGCAGTACTGAAATACCCATGCGAAGCACGTCTGCCATTGAGATGTATGTCCCAAACTTGTTGGAGAAAGTTTCGGACAGGAACTTCACCTGTCGGTGAGATTGCTCGTCAACCCGCAGCGTGAATGTCTTCTTCTTGCTCAATGCTTCGCCCTGTTGGTGGACCTGCTTACAACACGGATGTTCGACTTGCGATTGTCGCGCGGGTTGCCGTTGCGATGGTCCACATCGTTACCGTCGCCTTTGGAGATACGCCCCTCGCTCTTGGCAAGTCGATTCGCCTTGTTGCGAGATGCACGGTCCTTCTTGGAAGAATCCGAAGATTGGAACTTGGCGTATTCTTTTTTGTAGTTACGCGGCATTAGCGCACACCCTTGAGAATATCAGAGATATAGGAAACCCCTGACATTGCCTTTGAAGAGTACCCGCCTCGTGGAGCAAATACGCCTCTTCCCATTGAGATCATCGTTTTGGCGTGTGCTACCGCCTTCATCCGAACGGCATCTGGAACTCCATCTCCTCTATCGGCGGCATCCAGAACTTGAGCGATCTCAGCGGCGGTAAGGGTTGGGACTATGGAAGGGATATCCATTTCTCGACCATTGATCGGAACACCGATGGTGTATTCGGTCACATCGTGACCAGAAGGAGACTTGAGTGGACCCATCCACCCCTTCCCCTTGGAAGTTCCATCTTGTCGAAGTCCATAGTCTTGCATCAGCATTTCCATCGCTTTCTTGCGAGGCATAAGTTATCTCAGCACTTGCCCTTGCACTTGCACTTCGACTTGCCGCATTTCTTGCACTTCATCAGCAGCCACCCTTCTTTGCGAATGGGTTCATGCCCTTCATTGGCTTCTTTCCAGCAGGCTTCTTATCAGACGACATCGACTTCTTTGCAGGCTTCTTCTTCATTGGGTTCTTGCTCCAGCCCCACGGATGGGACTTACTTGGTTTAACGGCGGTCACGGGTGACCTCCTTGTGATTCAATATAGCCCCTAGAGAATCTGGGTGGAATCCAACCTTCGGTCGCTCTGGACCTACACCCTCATCGCACAGCATAAGCGCTCCAGCCAAGGCGATAACACGATCTCCGTGAGATTCTCGCGCTCCGCTAGAAAGATCTCGGACCGAACCTGCCTCAATCGCCCCGTCGTCCGTGATGATGTATTCCAGCATCTCCTTCAGGGCGTCGGCGCTGCGGATGACCACATCTCCCTGAGCCATAGCCCTGCTCAACCCCCCCAGCAGGGTCCGCTTGCTGCGCCTCGTCGAGTGCCAGCCCACCTTGCTCGTCCGACCTTCCGACATCGTTCCAATATTCCTCTGGCGGTACACGTCGGAATACCCGATCCGCTCAAAGTCATGGTGCATGGCAGCGCCTGCCCCGTTGACCTCCCACCCAATCATCGGATGGCGCCGACCTCGGTACACAGTCATCGCCGCCTCAACCATCTCATTGGACAGGTCGTGCGGAGGCATGTTCGGATCGATGAATTCAGCCACCATTTCCCTGCTTTCAGCGTCCATAACCGCTACCGCAGAGTTGGCACTACCCGCCCCATACGACGGGTCGGCAAACATCACAAACTCCCTGTCCCTGTCACCCTCACGCCACACCCGCCAGCGCCCATGCTCGTCGTCCACAAAGTGACCCTTCACGAGTTCGCACCGACGTGGAATATCCGCATTCCTAGCCATGTGATCCGTCACAACTGATGGGGTAAAGAAGTTCTGTCCACTACCAACCTCCTGCGCAAACACGTTTTGAGCCAAGTCAACCGTGTCTCGACGACCCATCTGCTCGCCCAGCCAAGGTGTCCATCGGTAGACAGAACCAGACACACCAGTAACTCGACCATCCTTGTCCTCCCTGTCCTCACCGCCAGCGCCCTTCTCAGGATGATCGGTGTAAAGCAGTTCGACGAGGCGGGGATCACCAGTAGACCTCCCCTGCCTGACCAGATTCGCATAGTGAGTACCAGCACCCAATGGGGTACTCACAGCAATTCGGCAGGCAGACGCATCCGCAGCAGACCGCCACGCCGCTTCCGCGTCATCCATAGCCGCAAACTCGTCAAACATGATGAAAGTGCGTCGTCCACCCCTACCAACGTGCGCCGTAGATGCCTGACCCGTGATCGTCGCACCCGAAATAGGGTTCTTCAGCATCATGTGCTGACGACATTCACCGCCACGCTTCACCAAACGCTCTGGAGGTGCTGGCAACAGCCACGCAGGCTGACTTTCCACCATGTAATCCACCTTCCAAAACAAACTGTCAGGGTCAGATGGCTTGTCAACACCATCCTCAATGCGACTTACAAGCAATGCCTGCCACCCGTGGAACATCCACCCCCACACCGACACCGAAGCAAGCAACCAAGACGCCCCCATATCACGACTCTTGCGGATAACCACGTCCCGACCATCCTTAATCGCTGAAATAACCTCCCGCGATGCCTTCTCCTGACACTCCCAAAGCACAAACGGATGATTCGCCCTCTCCGTAGGCAACTCACGACCCGTCAAAGGATCCGTTGCCTTCACCCGATACGTCCAACCCGTCATCCGAAGCCACAGAATGAAGTCATCTGCAAACGCAGCACGGAAGTCAGCCTGAGATTGTGTGTCGCCCGAAGTGCTGTCTAAGAACATCTTCCTCAAACGAAGGATGTCAGGTCTTACGCCACTGGTTGCAACAGGTTGAGGAGATTTGGGTGTCATGTTTTTGGATGAGAGTAGTTTTTTTTACAATGCGGCTTCGGGTCGATCGCGCGGGGCGAAGCCCCCACCCCCCCTCCCACCCCCACCTCGCGACGACGAAGTCGTTGCGCGTTGCCTTTCCCTTCCTCGCCGTGCCGTGTGCGGTGCGTCTGCCCGTGTCGCGGCGAGCGCGGTCAAGCCCAGTCGATCACGCGTTCCATTCGGCAAGCAGCATCCTCGCCCTTGACGAATCACCGTCCATCGAGATCGTCGTCCTTTGGTCAACCTGCACCGATGACCGTTCACGATAGATGTCGGGGCGCAACGCCTTCAGCCTGAACTGGAGCGCCTGCATCTGAGTCGGTGTCGCGTCGATGCTGCCCTTCGCAATGCCGTCGACGATGCCTTCCAGCGTCATGGCGGTCTCAGCGTCGACATCGGCGAGGCGCGCAGCGAAGTCGGGGTCGAGGCGTTTCCACCGCATCACATCGTCATGGCGGCATTGCGCAGCCTTCTGAGCAGCAACCCAACCGTTCGGGATTGCAAGCAAGAATGCCTCCATCTTCGATTTACGGACCTGCAACTGCGTTTGTGCATCCTTTGTGGATAAGTCGAAGGCGTGTACCGCACTGGTCAAAAGAAATTTGTTCGGCTTCATGTGTTGCACTATAAGGCACTTACACCGCATCGAGGACGACGATCTTCACGATCTTGCCAGAATGTTGGTCAAGGTTGTTGCACTGTGTTGCTTCCTGTTGTCTAATTACCCCATCGAAGTCACCTTCGATCTTTGACAAGTCAACCCTGTGAGACCTCAGCGAAGTGCCCCTCTAAAGGCGAAGCGCGCTGAGCCATCGAACAGGAATGTGTGATGACTACCGCGACTTTAGAACCGCGCGCCCTGCCTTGTGCGGGGCGCGCTCTCCTGAGCCGCGCGGCTCTCCACCCCGTTCCTGAAAGGAACACCATGACACTCCCAGCAGCCACCGCCATCGACACCCTCCGCACCTGCATCGAGACCAGCACCGTTGCGCTCCACAACGCGAAGCCGAAAGGCTTCGGCAAGTCCAGCCCCGCCGAACTGATCCAAACACGCTGCTTCATCCTTGGCATGATCCATGCGTACCGCCTTGCGACAGACTTCAAAGCCAACGATGCGTTCAACATGTGGGGTCAAGTGGATCTCGCTTTGAAGAATGCTCAGAAGACATTCAAGACCGCGAAGAAAGTTGCCGCTGCCGCTGAAGCCCAGCGCGCAGTGGTGCAGGCTGAAACGCTCTGACCGACGACCTCGATCCAACATCCCCCCGCAAGGGGGGCTGCTGATCCTGACCGTTCAAACCTGTTCTCGAAAGGAACACCACCATGACAATCGACATGCCACCGTCAGCCACTTACATCGTCCGCATCGAAGAATCGACTGCACCAAGGGCAATGACCATCGAGGACTTCCTTGGCGAAGCAGTGGGCAAGGAAATCAACGCCTTCGAGATTGTCAGCCGCCCAACTGGTGCGAAGCCAGTCTTCTCCGTCTACAGCCGCGACCGTGATCACGAAGTAGAACCGACCTTCGCAACCTCAGACGCGACGATCACCGCGATGATCAACCGAATCCGTCACGAACTGAACATGTTTCAGGACATCGGACACCGCAACATCACCACGACAAGGGCAGGAGCCAAGCGTATCTACGGGATGCTCGATGTGTTGGACTTCGTCTGTGATGCTTCGAGCCTTCAGACCAGTCTGCGCAATGAACTGAAAGCCGCGCTACAACGCGCCGCCGCCGACTTCAAGTCAAGTCGGTAAACACGACCTCGATCCAACAGCCCCCCGCAAGGGGGGCTGCTGATCGTGACCGTTCTCTCAACCAGTTCCCGAAAGGAACCCCCCGCCATGTACACCACCGACTACACCGTCATCGCCGCCAAGATCACCCCTACGATCTGCAACCTTGGAATCGGCGGGTGGACAGTCACCAAGCCCCTCGCCAAGCCTGAGACCGACAGCGCGGGACCATCGGTCATCGTCCACATCCAGCAGGGATCGGCTCGCGTCACCGTCCGCTGGGAACTGGTCGACGCGCCGCAGTGGGATCTGACGATCGACATCACTGCTCTGCCCTGCAAGTGGGACGAAGAGGAGTCGGAATGTTACATGCTGGCGGTCAAGATCGCCCAGCGAGTGGCGAGCCTGCTCAAGCACCACCTCCGATGATCGATTCCGATCCAACCTCCCCGCCTTCGGGCGGGGGGGCTGATCGTGACCGCTCCCAGTTCTTTGAAAGGAACACCCCATGACAAGCACCAGCGTCCCGCACTCGAACATTGCCAAAGACCTGCAATCCGTAGCGTACCGCGCGCTCGAAACCGCGCTCGCAGAGGCGGACGCGCGTTGCGACTACGATCGAGCAGTCGCCTTCCTGTTCTATTCTGTCCGCACCCAGCACCGCACCGCCGCCGACCGCTACGAGGCTAACAGCGCCGCCAACCGCCGCTTGCAGGACAAGACGGAGAACTGGGAGTTGGCACAAGCGGCGCGCCGCGCCGCAGAAGAAGCCTATGTTGCCGCGCAGCGCGCGGCAGAAGCAGCCGCAGCCGCTAAGTGACCGACCGACGACCACCCGCCAACCTGCCCCCCTCATGGGGGGGTGGGCTGCGGCTGACCGTTCTCTCAACCCGTTCTCTGAAAGGAACACCCATGCCCCAGAATTCAATGCTGACCGTCACCTACACCCCCGCGACCGACACCTACCCGTCCCGCCTTCGGGTCGTCCACGACAGCGCGCACGGGAAGGCACGGTGGTGGGTTCCCATTGACTACCGCGTGTTTAACATTGAAGAGCAGTGCCGCTCGATCGCGCAGACGCTCGCCGTCAAACGCGACGACACGGTGCTGGGTGGCTACGAGGTGCTGTCGAACCGCCGCCCAAACGGCGCGGCTGCCAAGCCGCGCGCCTTGTGGATCTTCCTGCTGGGAAGGGGGATGCCGATGACCCGCTGACCGAACCCGATCCAACCGACCCCCCTCGCGGGGGGTCGGCTGATCTCGTCCGTTCAACCACCGTTCTCGAAAGGAACACCATGACCAAGCCCGTTCAGAAGTTTATCGTTGCCCTCGACCCGTCCAATTCAATCTACTTTGAGGGGACCGACATCTATCGCAACCGCCCACTTGCGACGACTCGCAAGGAGAACGCTGTCGTGTTCGACACCTTCGATGCGGCGCGGGATGTCTCCTCGACCATCGTCGGATGGGGTGGCAGCCCCCGCGTGGAGCAGATCACGGTGCATGTGGAGGTTGCCGACCTGTCGACCCCAGAGGGTCGCATCGAAGTCCGCAACGCCTGCACGGAACTGTGGGTCGAGGTCAACGATGGACCACACACAACCAACTGCGGGTGGGAATCAGTGCGCGCCAATGTGGACCGCATCGGGATGCACCTGACACAGGCGATGAACCTGTTGGGATTGCGGTGCGCGATTGAGAATCGCGGGACTGACGACGACGACACCTCGCCGTCCTCCCATGTGTCGGTCGACCTGTCGGACATCAATGGCAACACGCTGTCGCTCCACTGGGAGCCGATGGTGGACGGGTTCGACTACCCGATGTCGGGTGAGGACGGGTGCGACCTCGATGAGCAGAATGCGCAGTGCGAGCGCGAACCAGAACCAGACGAAACGGAAATGCTGCGCCGCCAGATCGTCGACTCGCACCACAATGCGATTGCCCGAATCCACGCGATGTATCTCAAGTCGATCGCCGCCGCCGACGATGTGCTGCGTTGCTCTCTCGCCCTGCTGGACCCCGAACCGACCGCCATGTGTGACGGGTGCGAGAAGCGTCATCCCGAATGCGACATCGAGGTTCACACGATGGGCGATGAATCGATGGCGCTCTGCGAGCACTGCAAGCAGCGCGATCATGCGCACCGCACCGACTCCTGACTTGTCCACAATTAACACACGCCAACGGGTTGCAACTTGCCACGGTTGCAACCCGTTGTACTCTCCCTGTTCAACCAGTTCTCGAAAGGAACACGACCATGCTGACCGCCGAAAAAATCGCCCTCATTCAATACGCGCTCGACAACATCGCGCTGCTCACGCAAAAGCAACTCGCGGATCGGATCCGCACCCCCCGCCCATTCGATGACTTCTGGGTGCTGGGGATGGACTGCCGATACCTCGCGCGTCAGGTCCGCCAGACGGTTACGCATCGGGGTTTCGTGGAGAAGGTCCGTCCCGCAGCATTCTACGCGGAGTGTCGCATCCTGAGCCTCGATTGCTTTGCGACAGGACCGACCCGCGCCACTGCACTGCGGAGGCTGTTCGTCGCGCTGCGCAACGCCGCCGCGCTGAACGCTCCCACACTGGTGGTCCCCCTCTCACTGTGCGAACCGCGCAAGGCGGCGCGCGCTGCAAAGGCTGATCGGTTCGCTGATGCGCTGGACCGCGCAGCAACTGCGCGCGATGCGGAGCGCGATGCAACGACCTGACCGACCGTGATCCAACCGACCCCCCCCTCGCGGGGGGTCGGCTGATCTCGTCCGTTCACTTGTCAAGCAATCGCTGACAACTCTCACCCGATCTCGAAAGGATCACCGCCATGAAAGTCACTATTCTCGTACCGAACCACGCGCGG